ATGGCCGGAAGTGGACAGACCAGTATCAAGTTCAACGACGCGTTTTTCGACCAGATCCTCAACTCGGCCGACGTCAGGGCCTTGACCCGTGGAGCTGCCGAAAAGGCGCTCGGCGTGGCCAAGGCGAACGCGCCCGTGGACACGGGAGCCTACCGCGACGGCCTGCAGGTCAAGGCCGTGCAGCACGCGCACCGCACCACCTACATGGTGGTCGGCACCGACGCGAAGACCATGCTGGTCGAATCCCAGACCGGCAATCTGCGCAAGGCGTTGAAGGCGGCGAAGACATGACGTTGATACTGCCTCCCGACATGGAAGGGTTCCTCTGCGACTACCTGCGCGCCAATATCACCGATGTGACTGGCTTGCAGGTAGGCAGCAAGAAACCTCCCGACTATCAGGGCGCGTATCCGCTCGTCACCGTCCGAGACGATGGCGGCAACGCTGACGGGCTCGGCCAGTTCGACCGAAGCATCGGCGTGAACGTGTATGGGTGGAGCCGTCAGGACGAGAAGCCCTGCAAGGATTTGGCCCGCCGCGTGTACGCCGTGCTCACCGAGCATCCGGCAATCGCTCTCGCCAAAGGCTCCCCCGTCATCAGCGTGGACGATTCCTCCTGCAACGGCCCCTACCCGGTTTCCGACGATTCCGACACCGCGCACTACTACCTGATCGTCGAATATTCGACGATCGGCGAACGTTGAACATTTTCCAGCTTTTCACTGCCCCGCATATTCTGCGGGGCTTTTTGTTTGAAAGGACATTATTATGACCGCTGACGCGCAGGGCAACGACCTTACAGCCGTCAAGAACGTAGTCACATCGAAAATCATCATCGGCACCTACGATGCCACGAAGAAGCTGACCGCCGCGCTCATCGCCCCCACGGCGGCCGACCCGCAGACCGGATTGGCCGACATTTTCGGCAGCGACTCCTCCGCAGTGGGCCTCATCACCTCCGATGGCGCGCCTCAGGACGCGCGTGACGCGGACGATGCGACGGAATTTCACCAGCAGGGTTATACGATGAACGCGGACCCGACACTGACTCTCGCGTTCACTGTCGCGGAGGACAATCCGACCACGCGAAAGCTGACCATCGGCACCCCCGATTCCGATGGCGTGTACCACGTGCAGGACATCGTGCAGGACACGAAATGGTTCGCATATCAGGAGACCGTGTACAAGAGCGGGGTGGTGCGTCGTCGTCTGGGTGTCATCCAGATCACCGGCAACGAGCCCGCGCAGGATACACGCGGCGAGGTCTCCGGTCTCGGCTTGACCGCAACGTGGCAGGTGGATGCCACGGTGGATTCCGGCAACAGTCGTTACCTCCAGTCCTATGTCGATCCGACCGCCACATTGAACCCAAAAGGCTGACGCCTCTGACGGTGACGGCGACGGCCCGTAAGGGCGGCCAGACCGTCACCGTGAAAGAGGCCGTCGTATCCGGTCTCCAGAGGCGCTACAGGATTACCGCCGCCAACGCGAAGCCCACGGTGGATTACGACACCGTGGTCAACACAGCCTCCGGTTGGCTCGAGTGGCCAGCGAACGGTCAGGTTTCGGGCACCGCGAAACAGATCGTCACCGTGGTCGACAGCACCACGAGCGGCGCGAACGCACGCGCCAAGGGCGAGGCGACGCTGCCGGCACCGACCGCCTGACAGCAATCAGAACGTTCCGTGCGCGTGGTCCTATCCGCGCACGGAACTCCAACCCATTGATAGGAGACCAACACAAAATCGACAGGAGCACATTATGGCAACCACGAATAAGGCATGGACACCGACCACGGCGGATTTCGACGCATGGAACGAACAGGACGAGGCCGAGGCAATCGCCGAAACCGCGAAACAGGTCAAGGTACGTCACATCATCAAGAACAACGAGTATTGGGCTCTTGCCCCGTCCGGTCATATCTACAAGCTCCCCTTGTTCCTGAGCATCGAGAATTTCGATGCACTGTCGAACGCCGCATCGGACACGGAAAGCGTCGAACAGATCAAACGCATCCTCGCCGTGTTCGCCGGCGACGAGCAGGCGCGTGACCTCGAGAAGGAGCCCATGCAGGTGGCATTCAATCTTTTGCAGGACTACGGCCTGATGCTGTCCAAGTCGCAGGGCGTGGAACTGGGAAAATCGCCGGTTTCTGCCGACTCCTCAACTCCGAAGACGGAGTAAGGATACGCGCCGACTTCGCCCGCCACGGGTGGAGTCTGGAAGCCGATTTGGGCGGTCGGCTGCGCTACGCGGATGCCATCGCCCTTTATCAGAGCATGGCCGGCGACCCCGCATCCTATGCGGGTGCCGGCGCTCTCAACCTCGCGTTCCCGATGGACGCGACGGACATCGTTCTTCTTCAACTCGTCGGTGCACGCTCACTGCTCGGCGACATCGGGGGCACCCCACAGGCCGACAAGCCGACCGTGGATGAAATACGCGAGGCCGAATCACACATGAGCGGACTGTTCGACCGGTAGAAAAGGTGGTGGCATATGGCTAACGGCGCTGAGGTCGGTACCGGCCATATCTCGATTTTCCCCTCGATGAAGGGCTTCCGCTCGGCGGTCAACAAGGAGATGCAGGGTGCCGGCAAGACCGGCTCCAACCGTTTCTCCAAAGCATTCGGAGACGGCAGGAAAATCGGCAAATCATTCGGGGACAATTTCAAGAAGTCATTTGCCGACTCCTCCGGGAACATGGCCAAGGAAGCCCTGAAACCATTCCAGAAGGACGCGGCACAGGCCTCGTCCAAAGCCTCCGCCGCACTGCTCAACTACAGGCAGGCCACAGTCAACGTGCAGGCCGCCCAAGAGAAACTCAACGCGGCCATCGCCAGATACGGGTCGGATTCGACTCAGGCGCAGACCGCCTCCATCAACCTCGAGAAAGCCCAGTTGCGTCAGGCCACCGCTCTCGACAAGTCCAACGACGCCGCCGAACGGCTCGCGGACGCGAAGAAGACGCTCAAGGCCGCCGAGGACGAACTCGCCAAGGGTACCAACACGGTGTCCGGGTCCGTGAAGACGATGGCGAGCTCGTTCGCGGCCGGATTCTCCAGCATCAGCCGAGGCCAGAGCTCGTTCACCGGACTTTCCGGCGCATTGGGTTCGCTCGTGCGCAGCCTGCTCGGCGTGGATGCCATCTGGAAACCGTTGGGCGCGAAGATCAGCGGCTTCGCCAGCGCGGCAGTAGCCAAACTCAGCGGCTTCGCCGTGCAGGCCGGGGCGAAAATCCAAACCGGACTCAAAGGGGCCATCAGCGCCGCCCAGCAAACCCTCAAAGGATGGGGCGGCAGCATCGCCGCCACCGTGTCAGGCATCGCCAAACCAATCGGCGCGGCAATCACCGCATGGACGCAACCAATCCGCGACTGGGGAAGCAGCACCGGCAACACCATCAAAACGGCAGTCGCTACTTGGACCGCACCCATCCGCTCATTCGGCGGCAAAATCGGCTCCGCCATCGGAGATGTCGCAGGAAAAGTAGGACAGAAACTCGCGCCTGTTGCCAACGTAGCCAAGAACTACTTCGGCAACATCGCCACCGCCGCCGGAGCCGTATGGTCCAAACTCCCAGCCGGAGCACAGACCGCCGCCGGGGCAATCGGCAGCACGCTCGGCAACCTCGCCTCCAGCGCGGGCAACGCATTCAAGAGCCTCGCTTCCAGCGCCGGCTCGCATCTCAAGAGCCTCGCCACCGGAGCGGTCGCCGCAGTGGGAGCGGGCATCACCGCCATCGGAGCCACCGTGCTCGCCACAGGCAAGCAGGCGCTGGGCGCCTACGCCACGTGGGAGCAGGCGGTCGGCGGCGTTGACACCCTGTTCAAGGACGCCTCCGACACGGTGCAGAAGTACGCGTCCGGAGCGTACAAGACCGCGGGCATCGGCGCGAACGACTACATGAACCAGGTCACGAGCTTCGCCGCAAGCCTCGTGAGCTCGCTTGGCGGCGATACCGCCAAGGCCGCCGATATGGGCAACCAGGCCATCATCGACATGTCGGACAACGCCAACAAGATGGGCACCGACATAGGCAGCATCCAGCAGACCTACCAGTCGCTCGCCCGCGGCAACTACGCCATGCTCGACAATCTCAAGCTCGGCTACGGCGGCACCAAGAGCGAGATGGAACGCCTCATCTCGGATGCGAACAAGCTGCCCGGCGTGCTCAAGGACGGCAACGACCTGAGCATCGATTCATTCTCCGACGTGGTCGAGGCCATCAGCCGCGTCCAGAAGGAGATGGGCATCTCCGGCACGACCGCAGATGAGGCAGCCAAAACCATCGAGGGTTCGGTCGGCGCGATGAAGGCCGCATGGCAGAACTGGCTCGCCGGACTAGGCAACGAGAACGCCGACAAGGGCGCTCTCAGCCAGCAGCTCGCCGACTCCATCGGCACCGCGCTGAAGAACATCCTGCGCCGTGTGAAGGTCATCGCGCAGAGCGTGGTGCAGGCCATCCCGAGCCTGTTCTCGGATCTGGTGACGCTCCTGCCTGAACCATTCCAGAACGCGATCAACGCCATCGGCAGCGTATTCAACGGGCTCGGCGAGATATTCAAACCCGTGCAGAGCGCCATCGCCCCTCTGATAGCTGCATTCATGGCCCTCGGAGCAGGCGGCATAGCGCCGCTGCTGTCCAAGATTCCGCTGCTTGGCGGGGTCCTGGGAGGATTGAGCGGACCGCTGGCCGCATTGGGCGGACCCATCGGCATCGCCGTGGCCGCCATCGGCGCGCTCATCGCCACCACGCCGAAACTGCGTGACGCGTTCGGAGAACAGGCCTCCGCCCTGTTCACCCGGTTCAAGGCCGAGATCGCGAGCATACAGCCTGCGTTCGACGCGTTGGTGAAAAGCATCCAGGGCATGCTCAAGCAGATCATGCCGGTCATCACCGATGCCATCGGCCAGTTGATACCGGTTGTTGGCTCCATCATCCAGACGATGCTGCCGCTGATCCCCACGATCATCGAGCCGCTCATCAACGGACTCACCGGCCTCATGCCGGCAATCAGCCAGATCGTGACGAGCCTGCTGCCGCCATTGACGGACGCCATAGCGGCATTGCTGCCATTGGCCGCGCAGATCATCAGCATGATCACGCAGATATCCGGACAGGTGCTCGCCGCCCTCATGCCCGTCATCCAGCAGATCGTGGACTTCATCGGCCAGATGGCAGCCGCCATCGGCCCGGTAATCCAGCAGCTGATCCCGGTAATCCAACAGGCCGTGGCAGGCATAGTCGCGCTGCTCCAGCAACTCATGCCGGTGATACAGGGCATCGTCTCGGTGGTGGGAACCGTGGTATCCGCGATCATCGGATTCATCACTGGCTCGCTGCTGCCGGCGGTGCAGGCGATGCTCCCATACGTGTCAGGCGTGATCAGTGGAATCAGCGGCGTCATCCAGGCCGTCGTCGGCGTAGTCTCCGGCGTCATCAGCATGGTCACCTCACTGATCAACGGCGACTGGCAAGGCGCATGGAACAGCTTCAAAAGCATCCTGTCGAGTGCGGCGGGCGCGGTCGGCGGTCTGATGTCCGGCGTCATCAGCGCCATCAAAGGCGTGTTCGCCGGTGCAGGCAGCATGCTCGTAAGCGCCGGCAAGGCGATAGTGCAGGGCCTCATCGACGGCATCACCGGCATGATCGGCGCGGCCGGTGACGCCATCAGTGGCGTGATGGACAAGATAGCGTCGTTCCTGCCTCATTCCCCCGCCAAGGAGGGTGCGTTCTCCGGCCGGGGTTGGACGCCCTATTCTGGTCGGGCTCTCGTCAGGGGTCTGGCCGAGGGTATGGATTCGGCCGCACCGTCGGCAGTCTCCTCGATTCGTGGCGTGATGCGTGACATCAACGGGCAGATTGGCGCGGACGGACGATTGGGGATCAACGCCCTCAACGTCAACGGCGGGTCAGACATGACCGGCACGACCGGCTCCGCGCTGGTTGATTTCGCGTCCGTCGTCGTGGAGATTCGCGGCCTGCGCTCCGACCTGCAGGCATTGCACGGTGATTTGGGGCCGACCATCGCTAAGTACACGCCATCCATGACCATCCGCGAGGAGAAGCGCAGGCTTGGTCTCGTCTAAAACAGGAGGACAGTCATGCAGTCGATGACCTACCGGCGAGGCGGAGGATCAAGCCGCGCCGTTTCGGCCAGTGTCGTTGATCTCATCGACCCGGCCGGTCTCATGGTCAAACGCATCGAGAGTCTGCGCACTCATGCGTGGGAGGTGGAGTTGGCCGCGCACGGCATTGACTCCGCCTTCCTCAACGCGTCAAGCGTCCAATTGGAGGCCACATGCGCCGACCTCAACGTGCTGGACGTGGCGAGCGAACTGTTCGACGCGGACGTCAAGGCCGTGGCGTCATCCCGCAGCAAGGATGACGCCGGCCTGCTCACTGTGGACGGCTGGTCGCAGACCGCGCTCATCACCGGCATCGAACCATCCTATGATCCGCCCGGCCCCGCGAAGTACGCGCTCACGGTCGCATTGCTTGACGGCCTGTGGCACAAGCGCGATGACGTGCAGCATTTCTGGTCGGATGCCATGCAACCGGGCCTCGACCTTGATTACCCTCACGATTACCCTCACGACTACATGCCGACGACACGAAACGCGTCGGTCGTGAACGATGCCGTCTCGCCGATGCCGTTCGAACTGGTGGTCTACGGGCCGGTCTCACAGCCGGCCATCATCATCGGCGGCAACCGGTACGAGCTGCACATGGACATCCCCTCGGGCTCGTATGTGACCGTCAATAGCGTGGAGGGGCAACGCAGCATCGTCATGACCGCCGAAAACGGCGACATTACGAACGTGTTCGACAAGGGCGAACGAGGCAGCGGCCTCAACTGCGGCAGTTATATCTTCCAGCCGTTGCCGGCCGGGGAACACCAGGTGCAGTGGAACGGGTTCGGCTTTGATTTGACAGTGATTCGGGAGAGGAGCACGCCGTCATGGTGGATCTGATTATCACCGATTCCAATCATGTCGATGTCCGTTCCGTCGCCGACTACACTCTGGATTGCGCGTGGGGCAAGGAGGAAAACGATTTCGAGCTTGTTCTGAGCGGCGCGTCCGCCATTGATGCGGGTGCCTATGTCTACGTCGACGGAAGTGAGTGCGGTGGCGTGGTGGATGCGATGGAGGACCAGCTTACTTCCGGTGTCAGCACTCTCACCTATTCGGGGCGCACGTGGCACGGCATGTTGGCGAACAAGATTTTGGAGCCTGATAGGGGCAAGGATTATCTCACCGTGAGCGGCACGGCCAGCACGGTCATCGGCTCGCTCATCAGTCGCGTCGGCCTTGACGGCGTGTTCGACGCGGTGGACTCGCCCACTGCCGGCGCGCAGACCATCAAAAGCTACCGGTTCGACCGCTACACGGACTGCTATACGGGTTTGCGGAAGATGTGCGCGGCCAACGGACTGAAACTCAGGCTTGCTTATGCGTCCGGCCGGGTCGACATCTGGGCCGAGCCGGTTGCGCATTACGGCGACTCGATTGATTCCGATTTGATCGATTTCGACGCGACGCGCACGTGGAGGAAGCCGAATCATCTCATCGGCCTGGGCAAGGGCGATTTGGCGGCCCGCGTGGTCGTCCACTGGTATGCGGACGCGAAAGGCAACGTCAGCCAGACCCAGTCGCTCAGGGGCGTGGACGAGATAACGCAGGTCTACGACTATTCGAATGCCGAGACCGCCGAACTCAACACCAAGACCAAGGAAAAATTGCAGGACCTGCAATCCGAGGGTGACGTGAGGGTCACCGTCCGCGACGACGCGAATGTGGTGTTCGACGTTGGCGACACCGTGACCGCAAGGGACAATCTCACGGGCATCACCGTCAACGCGACTATCAGCAAGAAAATCGTCAAGGTCTCGGGCGGCGTCCTAAGCGTCGATTACGAGGCCGAATAGAAAGGAACGTCATGGCCAAGAACAACGACTGCATCGTCGCCGAATGCGACCGATGCGGAAAATTCGCCTGGTACACCCCATCGAACGCGGACGCCCTGAAAAACGACTGGTGGGACGTGCAACGCCTCGACGCCGACGGCAACCAACACGGCTACTACTTCTGCTCCAACTGCCACCAGGAATACGTCAACCGTCTCAGGGACGCCGACAACAGCTTCGAATCATGGAAGAAGAACGGAGGCAAGCAGAATGGTTGAACTCGTAACCGGACATGCGAACAAGGCGCATGCCACCGCCGAACAGGCCGCAGGATTGAACGCCGGCATCCTCGGCCTGGACGACTATGTGCTCAACGTGCACGATAAGTTCGAGCTTACGGTCGTTTCGGCGAACAAGGTGACCATCGGCACGGGCGAGCTGGTCATGCAGGGCCGTCACGTCAGCCAGGGCACGCCTGAGGACCTGATCGTCACGAACGGCAGTCAGGGGCAGAAACGCAACGATCTGATCGTATGCCGCTATGCGAAGGGCTCGCAGTCGATTGAGAGCGCGGAACTGGTGGTGGTCAGGGGCACGCCCACCACGGGCACGCCCACCGACCCAACGTTGAACACCACCAGCCCGTTGGACGGGGGCACCACCTACGATATGCCGTTGTACCGCATCCCGTTGGACGGCATCACCATCGGCACACCAGTGCCATTGTTCAACGTTTTGCGGCCGATTAGCGACGTGTGGGATTCCGTAACCCAGACGCTTATCACCTGCCAGTATGGCAAGGTGACAGGCGTGAAGACCGGGAATGTGGCGCAAATCCTCGTGGAGTGGAAGAGCGTCAACACGGCATCATGGGGTTCCGGCGATTTCGGCGTCCTGCCGGCTGGCTGGCGTCCATTGATTACGACGAGGTGGGCGTACAGTGGGCGTGACGGTGGCACACAACGAGATTTCACCATACTGCCGGACGGCAAATTCACCTACAGGAATCTTGGGAGCAGCCAGAACGGAGAAAGTTTCATCACATCCGCCTCGTACATCACGGCCTAAACCGTCGTCACCGGAAACGATACGCTGCCAGCATGCCATGTGTTTGCAGGAATGGTCGCATCATACGATGTGCGGAAGGAAACCGTGTTTCCCGCAACGTACAGAAAACGATTCTCCATATGGCCTTCATAGGAATTGTCTACGAACTCGTTGAAGCCTTCACTGGCGGACTGCACGTCCATGCTTGCTAGAGGCACTCCATTCCACGCCTTATTACCGAAAGTCCCTTTGTTTACCCACCGGCAGTAGACGGTCGCCAAACCATTGACGACGCATCCGCTGATTGTGAATTCCGGGTCGGAGGTCAGTTTCGTGAAACGAATCGGGGTTACGGAAAACTATTCTCATGGAATCGGATAACAGAGCGAGCCGACGCAACCCTGATTGCTACCTGCGGCTCCCATGTTCGCCACTCGGATAGTCCCGTTGGGATTGACGCTGAGCGTTCTCGCCGTCTGCCCGTTCGACACGCATACCATCGCGTTGACCTCGATCGGCGGCCGTAGTTCGGTGGGCAGCACGTATTCGCATTGCAGTGCATCCCAGCTTCCATTGCCGATATTGCCGGAGTATTTGACGAGCATCATCATGCCGGTGCGGATGACCGTGAAGCCCTTCGAGTTGTACAGGGTTACGGAAAGCTATGCGACCCCGATAATGAGCCGCTCCCATGCCCGCTGCAGACTCTTCAGCACCGACAGATCCGGGCGCAGATAGTAGCGGGCCGTGGTCTTGATGTCGCTGTGTCCGAGCTGGCGTGCGACCACTGAGATGTCGGCGCCGGCGGCAATCGCCAGTGTTCCGAAGGTGTGGCGCAGGTTGCGTGGCGGCACGCAGGGGAGTTTCATCCGCCGGCACCATGCCATGTAGTGTGAGGCGACCTGGTTAGCGTTCAGGTCTCCGACCAGCCGTCCGCTCCTGCCGTGTTTCAACTGCGCGAGCCTTTTGACTGCGAATCGGGGAAGTGCTACGGTTCGTCTGCTCTGGTCGGTTTTCGGTTCGGTGACGGTCTCATGGCCCGCCACCCATTGTACGGAACGTTTGACGGTGACCGTGCCTCGCTTCAAGTCCAGGTCGGCCCATTCGATGCCGACGGACTCGCATCGTCTCAATCCGGCGCATACGGAGACCAGCAGCCACGCCTCCAACGCGTGGCCGTAGAAGCCTTTCAGCAGGCGGCGCACCTGGCGTGCGTCCAATACCCGCGGCTCGTAACGGCGGAGATGCGGCAAACGGATCTCCCTTCTGGTCACGTCGTTGTCCGTGACGCCACGCCGGTAGGCGAGCCTCAGTATCGCCCGCAGAACGGCCCAAGCCTTTCGTGCGGCGCCAGCCCGCTTGAACGAGCCTAGCCATTCCTCGATATCTGATGCAGCGATTGACTCCATATCGACACCACCCCACTTCGACTGGATATGACAACGGTAGGCCGATTCGTAGCCCACTCTTGTGCATTCACGGAGCCTCGCGCAGGACGGCCACCAGACATCATCCACGAACGTTCCCAACAGCATTCTTCTCACCTTTCACCCTGTGAAAACCCACAGTCGGCATTGTTCCGGTGAAGCGTTCCGACCTGTGGGTTTTCCACCCGTTTCAAACCACTGTTTTAAAGGAGGACACGGATGACCAAGATCAATTTCGACTTCGGCAAACCCAGTGCCGGCGGCATCGTCGACCAGGTGCCGGCCCCCATCCGAGACGACGTCAAGGCTGCGCTCGGCGTCAAGGAAGAGGAACCGGCCGAGCCCGACGCGAGCACGGGGGAGTGACATGAGCTCGCCGGCATGGCTCACCATCATCGTCAGCATCATCACGGCGTGCGGCGGCGGCATCGTCGGCTGGGCCGCCAAACGCATCGACGCGGGCTGGGCCACCAAGTCCGACATCGACCGTCTCGCCGGCGAGATCGCCAAACTCGACGTCCAGCTCGCCAAAGTCTGCTCGAAGCTCGACAACGACAACCGACGCCTCAACAGCATCGAACAGTCGGCCATGAGATCGGAGCTTTTCGCCGCCACCCAGGACCGAACCCAGCACGAACACCAGCTCGAGGTCGGCAAACGATACCTCGCAGCCGGATACAACGGCGCCGGCCATGTGCGCATCACGCAGCTCAAGGCCGACTACAGCCGCCGTCTCGCATCCGACAACTGGGATTACTAACAAGAAAGGAAAGGAATGACAACAGCCAACAAAGGAACACCGAAGCACGCCAAGCCACGCCGACGCTATCGCCAGCCGACGGTCGCGCTCCTCATCGCCGCATGCCTCGCCATCGCCCCATGCGCGATGGCCGACACCGGCATCGACACGGCCAGCTATCAAGGTTGCTGGGACAGCGCGCAGGCCAAGTCGTCCGGCGTCAACTTCGCATTCATCAAGCTCAATCAGGGCACGGGGTACGTCAACCCATACGCCACATGCCAGGTCAACGCCGCACGAGCCAACGGCATCCGCGAGGGCGCCTACGACTTCGCCAGTCCGCAGACCGGCAGTCCGGAGGCCGAGGCCGACAAATTCGTGGCCGAGGCTCGGGCGCGCGGCATGGTCGGCCGCGCCATCCCAGTGCTCGACTGGGAGCCTTCCGCTCCCGGCGGATATTGGGGCAAGCAGACATGGTGGGCTTTACGCTGGGTCAACCGCGTCAAGGCCACATGGGGCGTCAACCCGATGGTCTACATGAGCGCGGCCATGATTCCGACCGGCGACTGGTCGGCCGTAGTGGCCACGAACGCCGGACTGTGGGTCGCGGGCTATCCGCGAGGCTATGCCGGTGACAGGCTCCGGAATCCTGGAGCCGTGCCGTACAGCGTCAACCCGTGGCCGTTCGCGGCCGCGTGGCAGTACTCCAGTTCCGGCGCGGTCGGCGGCGTCAGCGGCGCGGTGGACGTCAACTGGTTCTACGGCGACGCCGTGACCTGGGCGAAGTACGCGGGCGCTCCGGCATCCTCCGTCACGTCCAACGCGACCACGCCGCCGGAGAACAACAAGACCAACGGAGCCCCGGTCGCCGACGCGAACACACTCGCCTCGGCCGTGATCCGAGGCGAGTACGGCAACGACCCGCAACGCCGCCAGCTGCTCGGCAGCCGCTACACGGAGGTCATGGCCATCGTCAACCGTCGTCTAGCCGGATCCTCGGGCAGCGTGTCCGGAAACAACGGCGGAGCCTACTGCGTCGTGGTCAGCTCCGGCGACACCATGGGAGCGATCGCCAGCCGTACCGGCCGCACGCCGGCCAGCGCATGGAGCGTGCCGAGCGGCAACATCAACCGGATCTGGCCGGGTCAGCGCGTCTGCTACGGAGGCTCCACGGCCTCCAACGTCGGCGCTCGGACTGTCGGCGCGTCCCACGTGGTCACAGCAGGCGAGAGCTTGTGGAAGATCTACGGTTCCGGCTGGCCGGCCGCGGCCCAACGCAACGGGTTGCGTGCCCCGTACACGATTTATCCCGGTCAGGTCTTGCACTGACCGGCCTCGAATTTTAAGGAGGTGTGGAATGGACGAATCCAATACCAATGGCTACCTGCTGCCAAACAAGACGTATCAGGCGCTCAAGTGGCTCGCGTTGATCGCTTTGCCGGCCGTCGCGTGGCTGGTCGGCGCGGTCGGCCCGCAGTGGGGATTGCCTCATTGCGGTGAGATTGTGACCACGATCAACGCGATCGGATTGTTCGTTGGCGCTCTGATCGGCGTGAGCCAGCTCACGGCGGCCAAGCCGGACGGTTCCAGCAAAAAATAAGTGTTGCACCTGTTTCAGGCACAACACTTAACCGTGATTAATTTTCTGGCGCGAAACTCAAACTCGCGCCGGAAACTCAAACTCGGGTGTGGAAAAATTTGCGGCACTGTAGTGTCCGTGGAATTTTTTACACCCGTTTTTTAACATTTGCCCCTCTCTCAGCTATGGCTGGGGGAGGGGCTTTTTGTTGTTCGGGGGCTTGTTCCGTGGCAACATTTTGGCAACATTTTTTAGAAAACGACGTGATTTTCGTAATCTCGATAAACATCGGCAACAGTCGCAAACCGTTGGAAATAAAGGAAAAGCCGCCATTTCTGGCGGCTTTCAATCCGTGGAGATGCGGGGAATCGAACCCCGGTCCGATGACCGAACCCTCAGTCTTCTACGTGCGTAGTCTGCTGGCCGTACGGCGGTTTTTCTGCCCCCATCGATGTCGCAGACAACTGATGGCGAGCATATCTACAGTAAAAGTCCTCCGCCGGCCCTGTGGCTCAACTGGCGGAGCAAGTCTTCTAAACGACGCTCAGCATCCTCCCAAAGACGAGGAGGAGTGAACGGAGCGGCTGCTCACTGGTTAATCCTGGCGCGAAGCTCAGGCAGCGAGAGCGAACTCAGTGCGGTTAGATTTAGCACTTATTCTTTTGTAGGGGGCATCCACGAGCGGACCCTACGTTCTCGGCACGCTTCCCTGCGACGAACAGGTCACCGTCGAAACCGATCATCCCCAAATATTGAATTATCAAACCTTCCGGCTTTATAGCCAGACATTTCAAGATACCACGGTTTATCCGACAAACCAAATTATGCTATCGGCGATTCATCATGCTGTCGGAAGTTCCCAAAACTGGTGAAAAAAAGATTCCGTATGCCGTTGTTCGACGGCATACGGAATCGGTGATGATGATGAAAGGAAAAGATACGCTTACTTGGCTGCTGCGGCGAGGTAATCCGGAACGCCTTCGGTCGGGTAGGCCGGCCAGCCGCCTTCCTTGGTGCACACGTAGGCGGCGGTGTTCACGGCCGCGCGATGCGCTTCCTTGAGGGAGGCACCGGACAGAATCTTACCGGTGAAGGAGCCGGAGAAGGAATCGCCGGCTCCGACGGTGTCGGCCACCTCGACATGCGGGGTCAGCAGAGTGGAGGTCTCGCCGTCCTTGGCGATGATGGTGCTGAAGGTCGCGCCGCCGGTCAGGATGGTGTACTCCAGATCGAAGCGATCCATGAACCACTTGCAGGCCTCTTCGTCGTTGCCCTCCGGAATGGAGAACATCTCACGCATCATGATGAGCTCGTCGTCGTTGATCTTGAAGATGTTGGCGTATCCCAGCAGCTCCTCGATCAGCTCCTTGGAGTAGAAGTTGGCGCGCAGGTTGATGTCGAAGAACTTCAGCGCGCCTTCCTTGGCATGCTGGAGCAGTTTGATGATGGTGTCATGCGATTCCTGGGAACGCAGACCCAGCGTGCCGAAGCAGATGGCGTCGGCCTTGGACACGGCCTCGGCGAGTTCGTCGGTGTAGCCGATGTGGTCCCAAGCCACGTTCTGCACGATGGTGTATTCCGGAATGCCGTTGGTCAGTGCCACGGCGACGGTGCCGGTCGGGTATTCGTTGGTCTGCACCAGCGTGTTGATGCCGGCCTTGTGCGCATCGTTGAGCAGCTCGGCGCCCAGCTCGTCGTTACCGACGGCGCTGATGGCGTAGCTTTCCGCGCCGTTCTGGGACGCGTGGTAGGCGAAGTTGACGGGAGCGCCGCCGGCGCGCTTGCCGGTGGGGAGCATATCCCACAGGATTTCACCGAGGGCGATGACGATTGGCTTGGACAT